GAAAATGAACAAAACCAGCCTTCATATGAAATAAATTATAACGATTTACAACTTCAGACATATTTTCATAGAAGTTACCGTGCCTTTAACATTGATTCTGTTAAACGATGGTTAAAAGACCACAACACTTTTAATGAAGAATTAAGAGATGTTTCGAGGGTTTTATACAACTCGAATGGAGTTTACACCAATGTTGTTGATTATATGGTATCTCTTCCTACCCTTGACCGTGTTGTTTTTAGTCGTGATAGTTCTCACCCAAGATATAAAAAAGCACGTAAAAAATATCTTGAAGCATTGAGAAAAGTCAAAGAGAAAAACACTGTTCGTGATAAATTATTCAAAATGGCTACTGAAGGAACAGCATTTTACTATTTTGATGTTTCTGAACCAAACACAATGCCTAAATATCTATCTGATCTAGATGTAGAGGAGTTAACAGAAATTAATGCAATGGATTTCAATTGTGCTATCCTCCCCCTCCCTACTGATTATTGTCGTATAGTTGGATTTAAAAATTCCTCTTATATAGTTGCTTTTGACTGTATGTATTTTGACCAATTTACAAGCAATGGTCGCTCTAAGAAACTAAGAAGATACCCAAAAGAGATACGAGAGGCTTATCGTAATTATAAACTAGACAGGAATAAACGATGGGCTGTGTTGAACAATGACAAAACAATGGCGTATAAAGTTAGAGCGAAATTAGAGGATAAATGGGGTCGTCCTATTGGTATGGCTGCTTTTATTGATATGTTATATGATGAATATTTCACTGAATCTAAACGAAATGTTTTAGATGAAGTTAATACAACAGTTGTGTATCAAACATTCCCTGAAGGAAAAGACAAAGGTACTTCTGCCCTTACTCAGACACAACAGAAAGAGCAACACGACAACATTAAATCAGCTTTGTTTGCCAAAGGATTACAACAAGGGATTAACTTCTTTTCTGTTGCTGCAGGGACAAAAATAGAAAAGTTAAAGGCAAATTTAGATTTATTAAATGTTAATAATCAAGATGAGATATTAAAAAGAATATCGGCAAGTTTAGGGTTCTCGGCATCTATGTTGAATGGTGACGGAGGTAGTGTTTCCTCTGAAAAGTCTAATATTCAACTAATATCTGCTGAGATTTTTTCATGGCTTGAACAAATTGAGGAAGAGTTTAATAAAGTTATTAATGCTAATTTAATTCAAGATAGGCAAAATTATATTGAACTCAAATACCTCCCTATCACACATGCTAACCGTGATGACCAAGTTAAGCATCTTAAAGATTTATATACACATGGATCAGGTTCATTACAAGCATGGATAGCTGCTACTGGTATTAATCCAGATGTTTATTTGTCTCTTATGGATGAAGAATACAATGCTGGATTTGATGAAAAGTACCCTCCTCACCCTATATCGTTCACTCAAAATGGTAGTGATAGCGAAGACCAAAAACCAGTTGATAACGACACAGATAATCCTTCAACTATGAAAAATAAGGATACTGGAGCTAATCCAATTGAATGATGAAAGGGGGTGTAGGAATTGAAAGGTACTGTTCTTGAAATAAATCAAAGCAAGAAATTTGCAGGTCGAACCTATGTGAAGTGGGTTGTACTTGAATTACATAATTCAACTGATGAACATAACAAAAACGGTATAACTTGGAAAGAAGAACATATCAATGCCAACTTAGACAGTATGGTGAATATGCCTATCGCTGCTGAGTTTTTAGATGATTGGGAGAAAGATGAACCTTTTGGGCATGGTTTAAGTGATGTCAAAGACGGTATTCCCTTATTTGAATATTCAGTAGTAGTTGGCACAACCGAAAGAGGTTATGTGGATACAGTTGAGGTAAATGGTGAACAAAAGAAAGTTTTAATTGCTGAAGGTTACTTGTTTAACCAACGTTATCCTAAATTTGTTCAATGGTTGAAAAGTGAAATGTATGACAGTAAGCAACCTGACACATCTGTAGAAATTAGCGCAAAAGAAGGTCACGATTACATTGCGTATGAAGATGGATGGAAAGAAACAGGTCGTGCGCCTAAGATATTTGATTTCTCTGGATCTGCAATATTAGGAATAGAACCTGCTGATGATTCGGCAGTTTTATTAGAATTAAACCACAAGAAAGGAGTTAAAAAACAAATGAGTAAAGAAAATGAACAAACAGTTGTCGATCTTAATAACAAGATTGATCAAAAGAATACTGAAATTAATGACCTTAAAGATGAGGTTAAGAACAAAGGAACAAAGGTTGATGAGGTTCAAGCTGAACTAAATACTAAGCAAGAAGAGTTAAACACTCTTATTGAAAGTAAAAAAGAGGTTGACACTGAACTTAGTCAACTTAAAGAAAAGAATTCTGAAATGGAAAAAGAACTTAATTCTTTACGTGAGTTTAAAGAAGAGAAAGAAAATGAGCGTCTTAAAGGCGAGTTAAATCAAAAACTTTCTAACTACACAGACGACGAGAAAGAAGTTGTAAAAGAAAAGGTTAATGAGTTTAATCAAGCACCTTCTGCAGACAAGATGACTGAAATTGTTAATGAAATTAACTCTTCTATCGCTCAGGCTATGGTTGAACAACGTAAGAAAAGTAACCCGTCAAATGAACAGAATAACAATCAAGCTGACGATATTTTTGGTGATGTTGTTGAAACAAATAACGATGACGAAGGTATCTTTTAGTATTATTTAAATTACTATTATAACAAATTAGGAGGAATTATTAATGTTTAAGTATGGTACTTTAGCTGGACTAAAGCATGTAAGAAACAACCCACGTACAAAAGCAACTCAAGAATTGGTAAATGGATTGGTGGTACTTCCTGACGATGTATCAGGCGATGCACCAACACCTGCAGCAGAAGCTGACGCACAAGGGAATGTATATGTAGTACATAATGTTGTAGACAAACCAGAAATTCGTAATTCTGCTGATTTTAAAATTGAATCTGGTGAATATGTTCGTGCTGATTACATTGTTGATGCCCAAGAACTTCCAGTGGAAATCGACGAGTCAGTAATCAGTGTTGATTATGCAACTACTGTTGTAGGTGATGTACTTGTTCCTTTAGCAGATGGTACTGGTAAATGGGGAGCAGTTTATGGCACACAATCTGATGGAACTACTGCCAACACTGCTGCTGATTTCAAAGTTAATTTAGAAGTTATTGAAAAAACCACACTAGGTGGAAATGGACTATATTGCAAAGTAGTAGTAAATAATTAATTAATTTACTTTTATAATACTAAGGAGGAAAAATAAATGTTTAACTATGAATTAAACCAAGAGCGTAAAGATGCTCTTGTTGTAAACAAAGACTTAAAACAAAACTCACCTGCAGTAGAGATTTTCTCTGACCTTGCAGACGGAAAAGATGTATCTAAATACGGTAAAAAAGTAGATAAGACGATGAATCACGTAAAGGAATTAGCTGAACGTGCTGCCAAAGGCGATCCAATGGCTAAATCTGAAATTAACGAGATTGTTCGTTATACCATTCAACCAAACCTTCAAAAAGAGGTTAAACTTTTTGACTTCATGGGAACTTTCCGTACTATCGGATACAATGAACAACCTATGATGAAGACTTACAACCATGAATCTGTTCGTTCTAACTTCCAAGCTAGTCAAGGTGACGTACCGTTCGCTACTACTGAATGGAAAGAGTACCCAATCGGAACTCAAACCATTTCTGGTGGTTATGCGATTGATTACCGTGAACTTATGTCTGGAAACCTTGATAAAGTTGCAGAAGGTAAAGATCAAGTACGTATCGATATCCGTAACAAAGCTGCATATTATGTTATTTCTCAAATGTACGATGCGATTAAAAATGCTACTGGTGTAAAATACTTTGAAGAAGTTGATGGTGTAACTAAAGTTGCTGTAGATAACACTCTTAAAGATGTCCGTCGTTTTGGTCGTCCTAATATTATGGGTGACTACTCTGTAGTTTCTCAACTTAACGGATTTTCAGGTTACTCTGTAAATACTCCTTCTGGTGCAAATGTTCCTGAAGCAGCGTTAGAAGAACTACGTAAAACAGGTCTATTGAACTCCTACAGTGGTTCTGCAGTTGTTGAACTACCTAACCAATATGATCTTACTAAGAAAATTGCAGATGGTTCTAACTTTAAGACGCTTCTTCCAGAAGGTCTATTGTTCTTTGCTCCACAAGGTGCAGTTTCACCACTACAAATTTTCCAACGTGGTGGCTTAACTTCTGCTACTGGTTTAGATCCACTTACTGGTCGTGAAATGTCTCGTTTCGATCTAGAGATTGGTGCTGGTGTTGCTGAAGGTCGTGAACATGAGATCGGTCTAGTTTCTGACACTAATTTTGAAGTACCTAGCGTATAATAATCATTAATTTATGGGAGGCTTAGTCCTCCCTTTTTTATATTAATTAAAGAGTAAAAGGAGAATGAAATAAATATGGCTGAAAATATGGATAAAAAAGTTTGGGTAAAAAGTCTTTGCGATTGGAGATTGTCTTTTCCTCGACAAGAAGGTTCTGGAGACATTAGTTTTAAACCAAATGGAAGAATTCGCTTAACTGTCGCTGAAATTCAAGCACAAGTGTTTAACGGTTCTAAGTTCTTCGGTGGTGAAGATGGTAATGGCTCACATGCTAGACTATACATTGAGGATAAGGAAGTTCGTGTCCTTGTAGGATTTGAAGAAGAAGATGCTAAATCTAAACAAGAAATTCTGGATAAAGAAACAGTTGAAAAACTACTTTCTTACAAAACGCCATCGTCTTTTGAGAAGAATGTAAAGGAAAAAGTTAAAACGAACGCTGAGAAAAACTTCTTTGCTGAAGAAGCAAAACGTCAAAAATTAAATGACTTCGATAAGATTAAATTTATTGAAGAATATACTGGTTACAAATTCAATAAATAAGGAAGGGGTGTTTTAAATGACTACCCCTAAACAGAAAGTATTGGATAGTTTTCATACTGAGTTTATGGATAAATCACCTCTAAATGCTAGTTTGGAAAACTTATTTCTACTCAAGTCTATCGGTGATTTTGAAGTTGAATTGTATGAATTAGACTACGATGAAACTAATGAAGTGTTTAATAAGGATCTTATGCGTTATGAAATTAGTACATTAGGTGCTTTAATGTATAAGCATTATGTAAGTCGTGAAAAAGACCGTATTCTCAAACTTAACAATGTTGTTGGTAAGGATATTAAAATTACTTCTATGGGTGATAGCAAGCGAACTGCTATTAAAAACTACGAAATGGCTAAAGATGAGTCATACAAAATGATGGAAAAGCTTAAGGGCGGTTCTTATCAATGAGTGAAGATTGGTATGTAATGTCCTCCAACAAACAATACTTAAGTGGTTATGAGAGCGAAGTCTTTGATAGTTCTTATGATATTTTTGATGATTTATTAACTGAATCTCCTGAATCCTATCCTGTACAAGTAAATAGTGTGGCGACTGATGTAATCATACAGTCCTCTTCTGATGCTAATAAAAGGGTGGTTTTAAG